GCTCTCCCCGATGGCGCCGGCCGAGCGGCTGCGTTCGGTGGTCACCAGGTGCGTGATGCCTGCCTGGTGACGGGCCGTGATCCGCCCTTGCGTCGGTCGCGGTACCAGCGGGTGACGACGGCTTCCATGGCTGGCTGGCGCATGTCGCGGACCCTCTGGCGGACGGTGGCTTCGCCGGGGTCGATGGTGACGACCTTCGCGCCGAGTCGCTTGTAGTGCGCGCGAGCCTTGGCCTGCGGCATCGTGTGGATGAGATAGACGTCGACCTGATCCAGGTGACGCTCTGCCTCATGGATGGCTGCCTGCCTGGCCCGGTGCACTACCCGGAGTAGTGCCGGGTGGTGGGCGTGGTGGTCTGCTCCTGGGCCGGCCATAGCGAGGGCCATGAGGTCGAGGTCGATGACGATGTCGCACGGCTTGGCGTGGGCCCGGATGTAGCTGCTCTTCCCCGCGCCGGGCGGGCCGGTGACGACGATGAGCACGGCGTCACCCGTACCAGCCGAGGCGGATGAACAGCAGGGTGAGGCAGTAGATCGCTGCGCCTCCAACGACCCAGAACGCTGCGGTAGCTGTCCGTCCCATGGTCACCACCTCCGTGAGGCTCGCTGCTGCTTCACCGACGCGCGGTTGCCCCTCGCGCTGTTGCAGCTGCGGTGTGCGGCCCGTGCGTTGGCCGGGTCGAGGAGGTCGCCGCCCTTGGACAGGGGGACGACGTGGTCGAGGGTGAAGCTGAGCGGGTGCTTCTCGGTGAGGCGCCCGTCGATGTTGTGGCCGCAGAGCCAGCACGGGAGGCCCGCGGCCTTCAGCGAGGCGACGAGGCGGCGGTAGGGGCGCCCGTTGCGGGGGTTGCCGGCCACGGGCGCCACCTCCGGGTTAGTCGTCGGCGGGGAGGATGCCGTCCTTGCGGAGGATGTAGCCCATGAGGAGTGTCGTGTAGTCGTCGTCCGAGATGTCCTGACACTCGGTGGGCCGGTTGGTCTTGGTCGACTCGTCGTTGATGGCGGCGGCGCAGTCGTCGGCGGTGTAGCCGCAGCCGGTGAGGCTGAGTGTGAGGGTGGCCGCGAGGGCGGCGAGGGTGAGTCTGGTGCGCATGGTCCCCCCTGGGATGGTTCGTGAGGGGGTCATCATCGGCTATGCGGGGGTTCTGTGTCTGGGCATGCCGGATCTGCGCCCCATGATGCCGGGTGTGGTGACGGTACGCAACTACGTCTGTAGTGCGGGGTGCGCCGGGCATGGGTGAGCCCCGCCGACGGGGGATTACGGCGGGGCTCGGTCCTGTGGGGTCAGGCTACTGCCGGGGGGTGACAGCGGCGGACTACGGCCGCCAGTCGTCCCGGTAGTCCGGGTGGTCGGCATACGGCAGGGCGAGCAGGCGAACGCGTCGTGTGACGCTCTGGTCCCGGCCGCAGTCGCATGGCCCGGGGGCGCGGCCGTCGTCGGAGCAGAGCGGCTCGCCGTCCTGGTCCGTGGAGGCTGCGCAGGTGTACCAGTGGTCTTCCTCGTTGCGGAAGTGCGGCTCTGCAAGCACGTCGGCCAGCAGCCGCCGCTTGGCATCAACTTCGGCGAGGACGCGGGCCGGGTCATGGCGGGCGATGTGCACCGATGTCTCGTGGTCGTCTGGGTCGATGATGACGGGTCGGCTGGGGTAGCCGAGTTCTCCCTCGTGGTACCGCCCATCGACCGAGCTCCTGAAATCGTCGCCGAGGACCGCTTCCCACGTGCCGCCGCCGCGCTTTGACGCGGCGGCCCATGCGGCCTGTTCGTCCTCGTCGAGGCGGGCGCGGAGGAACTGCACCAGGTCGTCCATGGGGTCATCCTCTCGCATCGTCAGTGGCTGTGGGCGGGGTAGTGGCCGCCGCATTTCGCGCAGTACGGGAGCGGCGGGACCTGGACGCCGAGGATGGCCATCAGGGTGCGGATCATGCTGCGTTCACGTCCTGTCGTACGAGGTGGATGTGGGTGTGGTTGGGGCGGTCCGGGGGTGCACTCTTGTAGATCAACATCCCCTTCTGGCCTTCGAGAGGGGTCACGCCGATGAGGCTGTGACCAGCGCATTCGCGGCAGGAGGGACGCCCCTCCCTCGGTGGGGGAGGGGCGGACGAATCGGACACGCGGCGACGGCGGGCCGCGCGCCAAAGGGCCCCGGTCCCGGCCACCCAGACGGCGAGGACGCCCACGGTCGGGGAGGCCGCGAACGCCCCTCCGACGGCCGCCCCACCGAGGACGACGAGGACGCACGCCCCGGCCGCAGGGCTGGCCCCGGCCGGCTCCTCGGACTCCTCGGCGGCCTGCTTCCGGCTCACGCGACGACCCCGTACAGCGCCCCGCCAGCCCAGTTCGCGGCCTGCGCGAGGGGCACCGCAGCGAACCCCGCGACGCCGGCTGACGTGCCGAGGCAGATGCCGCACCACGCGCCGCGCTTGATGTCGCCGCCCCACCTGGACTTCTTCACTGCGGCCAGCACGACCACGGTGAGGAGCAGGACGAGGGCGGTCCCGGTCTGGGTGAGGGGCAGGTAGGCGACGGTGCCTGCGGTCTGTCCGGGCTGTCCGCCGACGCCCCAGACAAGGGCGACGTCGCCGAGCCAGTTGGAGATCCAGAGGGTGGAGTCCGCGGCCCAGCCGATGATTCCGCCGACGGTGAGGATGGTCAGTACGCCGTATGTCCACGACGCGAGGAACGGGAGCAGGGCGCCGACCTGGCCGGCGGGGTCCTTGCGGAGCGCCTTGGTGCCGGGCCACCAGGTGACGAGGGTGTGGAGGAGGATGGCGAGGCCGACGGTGACCCCGCCGATCGTGACGACGTTCATGGGGTTCCTCAGTGCGGGATGGCCGCGATGAGCGCGGCGAGGGTGACGATGAGTGCGACGGTCCCGGTGATGCGGGGGACCTCTTCGAGTGCGACGGTGCAGAGCGCTGCAACGGCGAAGCAGGCGGCGGCAAGGAACAGGAGCGTCGCCATCAGTCGAGCGCTGCAACGGCGGCGGGGTGGAAGTGGTGCCGGCCGTTCGCGTCGCGCAACGCGGGTTGCAGCTTGCGACGGCTGACCCAGGAGCGCACCGTTCCCTGCGTGACGCCCTTGAGGTCTGCGACGTCTGCAACGGTCATGAGGCGTACGCCTTCGAGGTCGAGTGCGACGGGCGCCATGGCGTCCTCGACGACCTGTTGCAGTGCTGCGTCGTCGGGGGGCGTTGCAGGCTGCTGAGCAGGGCGTTGCAGCGTTGCGGGGGGCAGTGCGACGCGGGGCGTTGCGGGAACGATGGGGAGCTGCGTTGCACCCTTGGGCACGACGTCCTGCGGCAGGCGTTGCAGCGTCGCAACGGACGCAGCGGCAGGGGGTGCGACGGGCGGTGCGAGGCGCTCGTGGATCTGTCGCATGATCGCCCCGAACGCGAGGAGTGCAGCGGTCGGCGGGACGGCTGCAACGACGTACCGCATCGGGTCCGCGTCGGTGCCGACCCCTGCGACGTTCAGTGCGATGCTGCCGAGGCTGCCCGTTGCAGCGAGTGCGACGGCCCACCAGTCCATGCCACGGCCGCGGAGCGACGCGCGGAGCATGAGGAGTTCCCCGGCGACGATGAACAGGTCGACGGTGGCCGGCCACGCCCAGGCGCGCGCTCCGTTGAGGCCGTTCTCCTGGGCGATGTCGTGGAGGTGCTCGTACGACAGCCAGAACGCGGCGGCGGTGAGCGCGACGGTGGTGACGGCGGCGCCGATGGCGAGGCCGGTGACGGCAGTAGGGCGGGGCATCAGATACCTCGCTCGGTGGGCTGGTGGTAGCCGAGTCCGGGAACGCGGTGGTTCTGGGCGCGGCGGCGCTGCTCGGCTTCGGCGTAGTCGCGGGCGTCCTGCTCGCGGTCCTGGGCGGCCATCACACGGCTCCGGCGGCGGCGCGGAGGCGCAGCGCGTAGGTGCTCTGCGTCTCGCGCGGGCCGGGCGTCGGGAGGGCGGACGCGGCGCGTTCCATGGCCTCGTCGGCTACGACGTCGGGGAGCCCGGAGAGGAGCAGCTCGGCGACCGAGGTGAGGACGGTGTCGATGTCCGCGGTCGTCGCGACGAGGAAGGGCTCCTCGGTGGCGAGCGTGACGGCGGTCGCGGTGAGGATCTGCTGCGCCCATGACGGCTCGGAGAGGATGCGGGCCAGGGCTTCGTCGAGCGGGGTGGGGTCGATACGATCCATGAGGCTGTCCTCCTGGTGAGATCAGGCGGGTGGCTGGCCCCGGCCGGAGTTACCGCTCCCGCCGGGGCCGTTGTGCATCGAGAGGAGAAGGGCGGGCCCTCCTCGTTGTGCAGAGACTCTACACACGGGTAGGGTCTCTACACAAGCAGTAGGCGCGCCGCCCCAGACGAGGAGCGGGCATGGCAGAAGACGAGGAGGTGCAACGAGTGCTGGACGCCATCGATGCACTCAGTGAGCACGGGGACGCCGCGGAACGGGCGAAGCGCCTGACGCAGCTCCTCGACGAACTGCCCGGCCGGCAGTCCAAGGCGCGCGAACTCCGGCAGCAGGCGGTACGGGAACTGCGGGACGAGGGCATGACGCTTCGCGCGATCGGCGAGCTGCTCGATATCAGCTTCGGCCGGGTGCGGCAGATCGCGGACGGCGTGACGAACCCGCGGACGCAGAAGAGGCCGGCCGCGGAGTAGCGCGCGCACGAGCGAGCCCCCGACCACTGCGGCCGGGGGCTTCGTGCTGTCCGGGGTCAGGCGACGGCACCGAGCTCCGACCACACCCCGCCGCAGTCCCGGCAGTTGGCGAGGGGGGATGCGCCGGCGCCGCCGTACACGGTGATGGTGCCGCCGCAGTCGGGGCAGGGGCGGGCCAGGACGGCGGTGGCCGCGCCCGTGTCGAGGATGGATTCCACCCGCCGTCGGGCTTCAGCGGCGACGGCGGTGATGTGCGCCTGCTGTGCGTCCTGGAGCGGCCGGAACGGGCCGGGGCACCCTTCGACCCGCGCGAGGAGCCACAGCGCCGTGTACGGGGCCGTGGGGGCCGCACCGGTCCAGCGCCACCGGCGGGGGTCCGCTGCGTCGTCCTGCGCGGCCTGGACACGGCGCGCGTGGTCGTCCCACGCGACACGGTCGGCCCGGGTCTTGGCGTATGCGGCGCGGCGCGGGGCCGGCATGGGCATCGGGGGCCGCTGGACATGCTCGGCAACCGCGGCAGCGCATCCGGTGAGCGCTGCCTCCACGGTGCGCATCGTCGCGTACACCTGGAGCCGGATCGGGATGGGGCGCTGGCCGAGCTGTGCCGGGTCCCGTTCCAGGGCACGCAGTTCGGCGGCGGCGTCGAGGTCGGTCTCCTCCAGGGCGGCCATGTACGCGGACAGGCCGCGCCCGAAACCGGCGATGACCGCGGGTGCGCCCAACGCGTCGTTCAAGTCAACCCAGGTGGTGGCGATGGTGCGGAGGTCGGTGGCGGCGCTGGTGGTGGTGTGCACGGGCTGCTCCTGGTGCGGGGAAACGGGGCGGAACCGGATGAGCGGGTCAGGCGGTGGCGGGGGGCTTGCGTCGTGCTGCTCGCCTCGCGGCCCGGTTCGGTCGGGGCGCGGGGGTGGTGTCGTCGGCCAGCTGCTCGCCGGTCCAGCGGAGTTCGGTTTCCCAGCGAGTGCCGGGCTTCGGGGCGTGCTCGCCGCGGGGTGTGGATGAGGGTGCGGTCACAGGTAGCTCCCGGTGGGCACGTC